GCCGGCAGCGTCGCCGTGATCGAGGCCGATCCGTTGCAGATCACCGCGTTCTCGGTGGCGGCCAGGGTGAAGTTTCCGGTTTTCGTCACCGGCGCGGTCATGCCGCTGCCGGCGCCGGTCATCCGGCCGATCTCGCGGGAGTCGGTGTAACTGGACACCGCCGCGGCCGCGGTGGAGACCGAGTACAGGCGCCAGTAATCCGCGCTGTTCCAGTTGGTCGTCGCGGTCGATGCCGTCACCGCGCCATCCTCTTTCTTGGCGACGATGTAGTTGGTCGCCGATGCGGTCAGCGCCAGCGTGCCGTTGCCGATCTGGGCCAGCGTGTTGTCGCTCCTGGTGACGTTGCCGCCGTAATACGCCCAGGTCAGGCCAGAGCATTGCGACTGCCGGCGGCCGTACAGAGTGGCCGGCGAGGCCGCATCGAAAAAGGCGTTGGCGGTCACCTCCTTACTCGCCTGCGAGGAAATGATCCCGTCGATGTGGGTGGAACTGTTGGCCATTTACCAGACTCCCGAGGGTAGTGTGAAGGGGGCGGCGGGCGGGGTGAAGTTTTCGCTGTAGAGGCAGACATTCGACAGCCGCACCTCGTCGAAGTAGGCGTAGGAATAGGACGGGCCGCCGGAGTAGTACCCCAGCCCGATCCAGGAAAGGTCTACCGCGGCGGCGTTGCTGCCGGTCGCGCCGCGCTGAACTCCGCCCCAGAACACCCTGACGGCGCCAGCCTTGCGGGTGACCGCCAGATGCACGGGCGATCCAACGTAATCGATGCTGCACCCGGAGACGACCACCACGCCGTTGATCCGCAGATTGCCGCTGTACATGGAGCATGCGGCGTCGATCATCGGCCCGCCAGTCTGACCGGTCACCCACATCTCGAACGTGAAATCGCCCAGCGCCGCGGCATTGGAAAACCCCAGCCAGACGAATCCGGCCGAATTCGCGTAGAAAGCGCCGGAGCCGAACCGGACGCCGGTCGAGGTCGACAGGTTTCCATTGCCGCCGGGAGAATATGACGATCCGGTGACCTCGTTCAGGAACGGCAGCTTGTCGAGGTGATACAGCCCGAGCGTCGAGTGCTTGTACGGGATGGGCGCCGTCAGCGCGGCGCCGCGCCCGACGACCGAGCTCATCTGGTAGATCCTGACATACAACTGGGTCTGGTTGGCGCCGAAGTCCGCCGTCTGCTGCGCCGATGTGTACGTACACGCCGGCGAAGACAGCCCGGCGATGGTCCGCTTGAGCGTCTGGTAGGTGCCCGACGAGTAGATTTCGACCTCATACGCCTCGCTGGTTTCGCCGAGGCCGGCGTCGACGTAATCGCGCCACTCCGGATCGGTGCGCGTCCGCCTGATCCAGGTCAGCGTCCAGTCGTTGGTCGACGGATGCCGGGATCCGCTGGCATACACCGGGGACAGCGGCTTGAGGTTGACGCCGCGATAGGTGAACGGGATATCCCGCGCCGACGCCAGAGCGTGCCCGCTGGACAGCCCGCGATAGAGGAGGTCCAGCCCGATCTGCCCGTTGCTCATGGCGACCCGCTGCACCAGGGTCGCGTCGAGCAGCACGAGAGCGTCGCCCGCCGCATGCAGGCCGGCCGCCCACTCGGTGCCGAACCGCCCGCGCAGCAGGCCGCTCACGGTGTAAGAGGCGTCCGCCTCCAGCGCACAACTCCGGGCGGCGACGATCTCCCAGCGGCCGTCGGCCCCATAGGCGAAGTGGTTGGCGCCATTGAGCATCTGCAGCTCGGTAACTCCGGCCAGCGCGCCGTGATACATCTGGACGGAGAGCCGGCTGCTGGTGTCCACAAGGCAGAAGGTGGCTGGCGCCACGATGGAATTCCGGGCAAAACCGATTTTCGCTTGCTGCGTGAATCCGTTGGCGAACGCCCATGTCTGTCCTCCGTCGGTCGAGCGGAAGAGGTTACCGCCGTTCCAGAACGAGGTGATGCCGCACATCGCTGCCAGGAAGGACGGCACGTCCTGCCCGCTGGCCATGTGCGGGGCGTCGAGCAGTTCGGTGGCGACGGCGCCGCCGAACGGGATGATCGACGGTTGCGCGGCGGCGCTGTTGGCGCCAACCGCCACGCTGGTATAGCCGGCGCTGTCGTGGTAGCGCGCCGTACACTCGATCACCCCGTCCTGGCGATACTGGACGGCGGTGAGGCGCAGGACGTGACTCTCCCCGGAGGCGGAGATCGTGACGATGTCGGCGGGTTCGAGGTGGGCATGGGACGGCGGCAGCGCGAACGTGAATTCGTGGCGGTCAAGCCAGTAGGCGTTGAGGAGAATCTCCGCCTTGCGCGCGGCGTCGTCCGCGGTCATGACGATAGCCATCTCGATTTTTGACGTGTTGATCGACCCGGTGTTGAGGCGCTCGGCGTACTGCGTGCCGGTATCGTAGTCGCGGGCGTCGTCGATGTAGTCGACCTCGACCCGCCAGGGGATCTGCAGGTCCATTTCACGCGAGCGCTTGAGCGCCGCTCCGGCATCGCCGCCGGCATGCGCGCCAAGTTCGCCGGCATCGATGGTCGCCACGCTTCCGGCCGCCCCCCTCCGGACGAAAAGCAGCTTGTACCCGGAGGCGACGACATCGAACGGCCAGGAGCCCTGCAGCGGTTCCAGGCCGGCGCGGATCGCCGCCTGCGCCGCGATACGGTAGCCGGTCACCTCGTCGGTCAAGGAGGTGACATCGATGTCGGCGGGGGAGAGGACGCCGGAGAGCAGAGCCTCGGCGCCGACGATTTCGCCGAGGGTGACGGTGTCGCGGGCGGGGGCGCCGAGGTTGTGATAATACGACCACAGGCGGTCGTTGGACCCCACGGGCGCCCCGCCCGACCCGGCGACCACGACGTTGCCGAAGGATGCGAAGTTGCCGTTGTAGTAGCCGGTGGTTTCCGCGGTCAGATTGGCCACCAGGGCGACACTCGACAGGTCGGCCGCGAAGCGGTACAGGTTGCCGCCGCAGCCATTGATCAAGGCCAGCAGGCGCCCGGTCACCCCGTCGATCGCCAGCCGCGAACCGGCGATGGTCTGCCCGTGAAGAGCGACGCCGGTGGTCACCAGGGTCAGCGACGTGCCGTTCACCGCGTACTTCCGGGTGGATGTGGCGCCGCTGACATAGACGTGAACCCCGTCGGTGACGATCGACGCATCCGGGTTCTCTCCGGGATAGACCGACTGCGTCGCCGGGTTTCCCGACGAGATATAAATGTTCGGCGGCGAGGCGTTCGAGATCCCCGCATACACCCCGCCCGCCTCGGAAATGAACCCCGATGCGGAGTGAAAGCCGCCGCCGGAAAACACCTGCGCCGCCGAGTAGAGGAAGACGCCGCTCGCCGAATGCTGGTTCGGCGGAGCCGCGGTGCCCGGACAGGCGACGCTGGCCGACTCCACGCACGTCCCGTCCGGGTAGACATCGTAAACCCGGTAGCTGGAGGTGGCCGGGTAGTTGGCCCCCCACTGAGGAACGGCGTAGCGGATTTTGTCGGGGCCTACATGGAAAGGCATCGGCAAAAAAGAGCCATTCGCATGCGGCGTGTAGTACGAGGATTCGTACTTGACGCGCTGATTGCTGGCGGTGGCGACGCTCAGGACCTCGACCTTGATCTGGGCGCCGACGAGGGTATTGCCGTAATCCTTGAGCGGCAGATCCTCGAACAGTATCCAGGCGACGCCGCGATAAGCCGGCGTGTTGGCGGCGCCGAGCGTCGCCTGCATGCGCGGAGCCGGCTGCTGATCGGCGGCGCCGCGATACAGCGTGAAGCCGCCGGAGGCGGACCAGGAGTCCATTCCCTCCGGCAGGTCGCCGCTCTTCATGGTCATCGGGCTGGCGGCCAGCGCACTGGCCGCGATGGTCCCGAGGTCGGCGGACCCGCCGTGATAGTAGAGCTTGCCGTTGATCCAGATCCGGCCGATGGCGGCGATCTCGCCCTCGCAAAGAGCGAGGCCGAAGGTGGCGGAGTACAGGTATTCCGTCGTTTCCGCCCCGCCGCCGCCGCCCTTTCCGCCGGCTTCGCTGGTCTTGCTGGTCTCCTTCAGCGAATTGTTTTCGATCCAGAAGACATTGCCGTGCACGGCGCAGGAGCCGTAGATGCGCGGCAGGACGACGCCGAAGGAAGCGGTCTGCTGCGACAGGTCGGAGAGCCGCGGCCCCTCGATCTTCGGCCCCTTCGGCGGGTCGATGGCGCCGCCGATCATGCCGCCGATGGCGGCGCCGAGCATCGGGTAGCCGACGAACCAGCCGACGATGCCGCCGACGATGTACCCGGCCGCCTGGCCGACGCTACTCACGAAACCACCCCGGCGAAGCGATAGACGCGGACGATGCGCGAGCGCCAGGCGCCGCCGAGGCGATGCTCGCACACCCTGCCGACGCTCGCCCAGGCGTGGATCATGCCGTCGCCGGTGCAGATGGCCAGATGCTGCGGCTCGCCGGCGAAGCGCAGGAGCAGCACGTCGCCCGCCAGCGGCGCCGAGCGCGAAGCAGGGGAGCCGTCATCGACCCGGACCAGACAGGACTGGCGGTCGAGCGCGGCCTCCAGCAAGCCGTGCGCCGGGGTGCGCGCATACGATCCGTCGTCCGCGTAGGCGGCGCCGTGCGCGCGGGCGACCTGCACGACCAGCCCGGCGCAATCCAGTCCGACGCCTGGCGCGCGGCCCTGATGGACAAAAGGCGTGCCGATGGCGGCGCGGGCGGCGGCGACGACGCTATCCGGGGTCACTTCGTCCCCCGCGCCAGATACGTGCTGCTGGTCGGCTGATCGGGGAAGCCGCCGAAGTTGACGATGTTGGACCACTTGTCCCGGCAGTCCTCGCGCCGCTTGCGGCAGCCGGGCGTCAGGCGGTAGGCGTCGCCGATCTGCGGCTGGTGATAGGCCGGGTCGAAGGTGACGATCGTGCCGTCGGCGGCGGAGGAGCGGATCCCCAGCGGGCGCAGGCCGGCGTTCGGACCGGAGGTGTATTCGAGGACGCCCGAGCCGAACCAGTCGGCGGCCTCGGTGCGCGCCGCATCGCGGACCGTCGCGGCGTTGGTGACCGAGGTCAGGACGCCGGTCACCTGGACCGACGCCAGCGAAATTCCGCAGCGGGAATCGCCGAAGACGCGGTCGCAGCCGGGCATGATGGCGCGGCCGACCGACTGATTGAGCGCGTCGACCAGCCCCATGCCCTCGATCCGGTACTTGTCGTCCTCGAGGACGACCTTGCCGAAAAAGCCGGCGGCGACCGGCTCCTCGTCCTCGACGGGATTGAGGTAGCTGGTCCGGAAAACATACACGCGGGCGCCGTCGAATACGCCGGACGCCAGCGCATCGCGGGAGATGCCGGCGATGGCGACGATGCCCTCGATGTCGATGGCCGGCGGGCTGAACGCGGCGGCGGCCGAATAGGCGCTCGGCTGATAACCCGAGTCGGTCCGGTAGAGGTTTCCGCCCATCGACAGATCGACCGGGTGCGCCGTCAGGCGGACCACCTGCCCGTTGCCGCACACGATGCGCACGCACCAGGCGGCGGTCTGATACGGGGCGACGGCGGGTTTCATGGCGCGATGAGCTCCTGCAGGATGACGCCCTCGGTGCTGCGGTGATTCGGGTAGTCCTGACCGACGACCAGCGCCGATCCGAAGCGCACCATGAAGTCAAATTGAAATCCGGCGGTCACGCTCTCGCCGCTCTGCGGTCCGGTGTTGACGGAGCCGCCGGACGCATAGGCGGCGAATCCCGCCGAGTTGATGGCGGCGGTGATCGTCGTACCATCGGCCGCGACGATCAGCGCGCGCAGTCCGTTGATCTGGGTCATGCCGGCGACGCCGGAGACGTGCACGCTCTGGCCGGCGACCAGGCCGTGGCCGGATCCCACGGTGATCTGCGCCTGCGCCGCCTGGGTGATGGCGGTGATCGGGCGCGTTATGCCGGCGGCCAGCGTAACGCGGCCGGTGGACGCCACAACCGACCAGTCGGCGGCGCGGATCGCGGTGGCGCCGATGCCGACCAGCACGGTGCCGGCGACCGGCTTGTGGATCGTCCGGTAGGGATGGCCGGCGGCGCCGGCGGACTTGTCCGTGCCGTAATACTTGCGCAGCTGGTAGACCCCGGCCGATACCGGCGCCATCGGCTGGTCGAAGGCGGTCGGCGCTCCCGTGGCGCCGTTGCTCGACCAGTCGTCGAAACAGCGGGCGCGGAATCCGGCGTACTGGCCGTGCGCGCGGTGCCAGACGGCGAGCAGCTGCTCCGCCGTGTCGGCGCGGTCGAGCAGGTAGGACACGTCGAACTTGCGCAGCGGAAACGGGTGCGCCAGGCTGCGGTATTCCTGCCCGCCGGATGTCTGGACGACAGTCACCGCGTAGTCGTCCTGCCACGACGCACCCAGGAGGATCTGGCCGCAAAAACGCTCTTCGAGGAAATCGGCCATCAGCGATACCTCCCGGATGCCGTCATGAAGCCGAGCGCCGAGCGCGCGCCGGAGGCCGCCGAACGGCGGATCTCCGCCGGGTCGCCGGAAGACGAATTGACGTGGATGACGATCGGCCGGCCGCCCTCACCACCCTGGCGCGCGCGCTGCTGGTCGCGCGTCAGCACCCGCTCGCCGCGCTGCAGGATCGCCGGCACCTCGTCGTTGCGCAGCCCCGGCCAACCGCCGGAATGGAAGCGTTCCGCGTCGGCGAACAGCGCAGCGGGCGCCAGCCGGCTGAACGTCTGCCCGCCGGGCTCGACCATCCCGCCGGCGTGCCACGACGGCACCACATAGGAACCCCAGTCGATCGCGCCGGACGCCGCTCCGCCGCCGGAAAACAGCGAGCCGAGGCCGGACAAAAAGCCGCCGCCGCCCGACGATGATCCATTGAACAGCGAGCCGACCAGACCGCCCAGGTTGCCGGTCTTCGCGAAGTCGCCCAGCAACAGCTTGAGCAGTTGCGCGCTGGCCGCCTCGGAAATCATCCGCCGCACCGCTTCGGCGAACTGCTGCGTCATGGTTTTGGTTCCCTTGGCGAACGGATCGAACAGGAAGTCGGCGAAGGCCGACTGCATGTTCTGCGCCGCTTTCTTGCCGAATTCGTCAAGCTCGCCAACCGCATCCTTGGCGCCTTCGATCTTGGCGATGGCCTCGTCGTACTCCTCCGGGGTGACCTTGCCCTCCGCCTTGCCGCGGTCGAGGCGGGCGATATCGGCCTCGCGTTTTTTCGCCTCGGCGCTCTTCGTGCCGGACAACAGCCGCTTCAATTCCAGATCGTCGAGTGCGTCGGAGAGGTCGCGCCGCTTGGCGATCTCGTCGTCGAGGAAGGCCAGTTGCTCGGGGTAGGCGCCGTTGACTTCGGCCATCGCCCGCGCATCTTCCAGGCGCGCCACCGTCACCGCGGCGATCTGCGTCTCGGTCAGGCCGTAGAGGTCGGCGGCCTCGCGCGTCGCGGCGATCTTGTCCTGCAGCGCCTGGCGCTCGCGCCGGTTCGCCTCCTCCTGCCGCTCGACCCCGGCGGCGAATTCGCGCTGCGCCGCGGTCTGCTTCTCGACCGCCACCAGATCGTCGAGGCGCCCCTCGATCAGCGCGCGCTGGCTGGCCGTGACCTTGAGCAGGCCGTGATCCATTTCGTAGAGCACCTGCTGGCGCTGTTTCTCGGCGGCGGTCTGCTTTTCCGTTCCTTCGGCGTCGAGCTTCTTGAGCGCCAGATCCTTGTCGAGGCGCTCGATCATTTGTGCGCCGGCGTCGGCGATTTTCCCGCCGCCGCCCGCGCCTTTCCGGCCCCCGCCCGCGGCCTTGGCGAAACTTCCGACGATGCGCGACTCTACGTCCTTGGTGAAGAATTCGCCGAGGTTTTCCCTGGCCTCGCGCAGCGCCCTGGCCATCTTCTCGCTTGGCGTGGCGTATTTTTCGATGGTCTCGCCATAGGCTTTCGCCCGCTTCCTTGCCGCCGCCAGCGCGGCCTCGTCGGCTTCTTTCCTCTGGACGGCGCCGCGCCCTTCGTTGCCGTAGTTTTCGGGCACGGGCGTGGCGGTCAGCAGGGCGAGCTCGCCGCGGGCCATCCTGAGCGCCGCGATGTATTTCGCCAGGTCGCCCAGCTCACTGCGGATATAGATGTTGTTCGGGGCCTTCTCGACGCGCCTGGCCAGCGCATCGTATTCCGCCTGGGCGGTTTTGAGCTTGCCCTCGACCGACGTCAGTTGCTCGCCGACCGGCAGCAGGTTGTCCGGGAGTATGCTGAGGTTGGTCGACAGGCCGAGCACGCCTCCGGTAAGCAGATTGACCGCCCCGTTGACCGTCTCCGCCACCGACGCCATTCCGCCCAGCGCGGCGCGGCCGAGCAGCACCCCGGCCGCGTTCGCCATCTGCTCAAAACCTCCGGCGCCCTTCTTCGCCGACTGCGCCATGCTTTCGGCCATGGCGTCGGCGGTGGCCGTCAGGGCGTTCATGTCGTTGGCGAGCGCCCGGGAAACCCCCGAGTCGCCGGCCGTCTGTTTGAGGCGCTCCCACGAATTCAGCATGCGGCTGGTCGCCGCGTCGAGGCGGTCCGCGGCCTTTTCCGGCGCGTCGCCCAGCATCTCGGTGATCGCTTGCGCGAACTTCGGCAGGAAGTCCTCGGCAACGATCGAGCCGCTTTCCAGCAGGCGGGAGAACTCGGCGGTGGTCACACCCAGCGCCTGCGCGCCGGCCTGTAGCGCAATCGGCATGCGCTCGCCCAGCTGGCCCCGGAACTCCTCGGCGCTGACGACGCCCTTGGCCATCATCTGCTGTATCGCCAGCAGGGCGCCGGACGATTGATCGGCGCTCAGCCCCATGACCGCATTGGCCTTGGCGACGGCCTCGAAAACGTCGCGCGCTTTCTGGCCTTCCATGGCCGTGCCGCGCGCGGCGGCGGCAAACCCGCCGTAGGCTTGCGCCGTCGACTGGAATTCCAGGCCGAGGCGGTTGCTCAGCCGGGTCAGATAGTCAAATTCCTTGCCGGCGTCGCCGGTGCTGAACGAAAGCTGGGTGCGCAGCCGCTCCGCGCTTGCACTGGCATCGAACAGCGCCCGCCCTGCGCCCAGAACCTGGCTCGCGAATAGCGGCGCGATCGTCACGGCGGCCGCCAGGTGACCCATCATGGCCACCTTGCCGCTCAGTTGCTCGACGCCAGAGGCTGCCTGCCTGGCGCTCGCGTCGATGCGGCTCAGCCCGGCATTGCCCTCGCCGGACGCCTTCGCCAGCGCGGGGCCGATCCTTTCGCTGGCGGCCGCGATCCGCCCCAGGTCGGACGCGGCCTTTTCGGAACCAGCCGTCGAAATCCGGATACTCAGTTCGGTGGCCATCGTTCTACAATCCCGTCATGAATTCGCTGTCTTTACTGCTCATCCCGGCCATCCTCTTCCTGCCGCCGATCGTCGGGTACGCCCGCGGCCTCGACCACTGGCAAATGATGCGGATCTGGCTCTGGCTGTTGCTGCCCGTGGCCGGCTGGTTTGTCGCCCTGGCCATCGCGCTGCGGCGCGAATGACTCGGCGCCTCAGATCTCCCGATCCCGCCGCTCGCGCCAGACGGCGAGGGTCTCGCCTTCCATGATGCGCAACGCGGCGAAAACCTCGCCGCGCCGTTTCTTGCGGATGCCGAACAGCCCGAGGACCGCCGGCAGCACCGCGTAATCCAGCCCGCTCGGGCCGTCCATGGCGATGCGCCACTGCGTCTGGACGGCGAACCACACGCGCACCGCGGGCAGGTTGTCCTCAAGCACATCGATGTCGGCCTCCAGATCCTCGTCGGTGAGGCCAAGCCCCTTGAAGCCGTCCTCCTCGCCGCCATCGGTCAGGCAGCGGGCGACGGCGATCAGTTTTTTCTGCGTGCCTCCAGCAACTCGGCGCGGAACGCCTCGAACAACTCGCCGGCAGCGGCCGGGTAGTTGTCGAGCAGCGTGGCCAGCGCCTCCGGGCTGTACGGCGTATCGACGCCGGACCAGCCGGCGACGATGGCGGCGAGCGCCTCGGCGTCGGTCTTGCCCTCGATGCCGGCGAAGAAATCGCGCAAGGCGCTTTTCGCCAGATGACGGAATTCGACGGTGATGGCGGCCGGCGCAGCGCCCGGCACGCTGAGAACAACCTCGGCGGAAAAGGTGGTCTTCGGAACGATCTTGAACATGGCCTGACTCCTGCGGATGGCCTGAAAAGGATCGGGGCGGGCAGCGCGTCAGGCCGGCGCGCGGGCGGGGGGGAGAGGGACCCGGCCCGCCCCGAAACGGTTAGCTGGCGTAGCGCGTCGATTCCGCGTTCATGGTCAGCGTGATGGTCGAGATGAGCACCTCGTTTTTCTGGATGTTCGGCTCTTTCATCAGGCCCCAGTAGGCGTTGCCGAGGATCTTCGAGCCGTTCGGCGGCTGGATCAGCACCGCCGTGGGAACGACGGAATCGGAGGCGGCGGCGACGGTGGCGTACCAGGCCAGCGTCGGGTCGTCGAAAAATTCGATGGTCATCGTGCGCGCCGACTTGATGGTCGGGATCTTGACCTCGACGTCGTCGTCGAGCGAGGTGGCGTCGGCGAACTGCTGGTCGCCGCCGGAGGCGGAGACGTTCTTCAGTTGCGACAACTGGTCCCAGGCGGTGATACGGCGGATGCTGCCGATGCCGGTGCCGGCCGGGAATTTCGTCGTGCTCACGGTGTTGATGCCTTCGAGAGTGACGTCGTTGGTGACGACGGTCTTGGCGCGGACGACCTTGCCGTTGAGCAGGCCCCAGCCGGAGGTCAGTTCGAGGTAGTCGCCGACGACGACGCCGTGGCCGGCGCCGAGCGTGGCCACCGCCTCGGCGGCGTTGGTGAGCGCGGTCATGGATACCGACGAGGCGTAGGTCTTGGCGATGGAAAACTTGATGCGGGTGGCGAGGGTCTT